CCCATTCCAAATTCATAATCTGCCTGTGCCATCTTCTCATCAATCTGTTCTGCCCAAAGATGTTCGTTCTCTAATAGGTAGTCATCCATCCCTGTGAATTTACCATTGTCAAGTCTGAAGTGTTCGTACTCATCTGCATCCACTTCAATTTCTACCACTGCTATCTTGTGGTATACGCTACGTTGTTCTATTTGAATTTTCATATCTGTTTTTTTTATGATTGTTTAATTAATTCTATTTCGTTTTTCAAGTATTCTATTGCCTGGTATTTTACTTCTTCTTCAGACAACATTATGTTCCTACCACATCTAAACTCTGCATATATATTGCTTTTGTTTGATAAGGTTTTATGAAATGTAACGTCATCGTTATCATTCTCTATCATCTTTAATTGCTTCAGTGCGTACTCTTGCATTTTTCTTTCCATTGTGTTTATTTTTATTGATTTATAATTCTTCATCCTCAAAGTAATAAGACTCTATGTTGTCTTCATCTAAGACTTCCATCTCATTTGTGTCCCAACCTGTAACAATACATT